TTTTATTTTTATTTTTTTTTTATTTTTTTTTAATTATCATTTATAGTCCAATAATGATTCCTTAAAATAATAATCTAATGAATTTTTATTACACATGTTTCCAGAACATGGACTTGTTGTAACTTTAACTCCACAATAATCAACTGGTTTTTCTTCATATTTAGGATCATTCCAAAGTCCTAATTTAACCGCAAGTTTTACTATAAAATTAAAATTTATTTTAAATTCTTCACCATGTCCATATGAATTACTCATCACGTGTGCAAGTTCATGTAGACATACAAAAAATGTATCATTGTGGTCATTTAATTTACCCTTTGTAATGCAACATATATAAATATCACCTTTATTTATTGTAAATGCAGCACCACTTTTTTCACCTTGTGGTGTTTCACCTATACTAGAATCAGTAAATCTCTTATACGTTCTTAGTGCAATTTCTTTTGTCGGTAAATGATTATCTTTCATATGCTTAACAATTTTTCTTGCTTTAATATCAATTCTTGCCAAAAAATCTGCCTTAATTTTATTTAGTTCTTTATTATCATTTTTAATTTTATACTTTACGCCATTAAATGCTTCCCATTCTATACGGGAATCATTAAAAAATATAAAATATATTACAGTTAGCACTATTAATATCAAAATAATTTCTTGATACATTAATATATAATGTTATATAATTATCTTTTATTTTTTTTAGGAATTTATTCATGGAATTATAAAAGTACTACTTTTTTTGAAAGATTACTTCAAAAAAAGGTAATTAATTTAACACTGTTAACTCAAAATAAAAATAATAAAAAATTAATTAAATTTAATGAAACTGATTCTAATAGTCCAAACTTAAATTTTTATTTAACTGTTCTTGATTTAAAAGAACTAAGTGCTAATTTAAAATATAAAATCTATGTCTATAATTTATATTCTTTACTTATATTTATTTTCTTATGTATCGAACCTTTTTATTTATTTTATAAATTGTGTTCTGATACAAATAATTTTCAAGAATACTTAATTACATTTTTAATTAACATAAATACACCCATAAATTATTTGTGGGCAAAATATTATTTTAGTACCAATCATTTTGATTTATTTGTTAATAGTTGTAACTATAATTGTTGGTCATTTGTAATTTTTATAATAATTATTACATGTATAAGTATTGTAATTAGTTTAATTGATATAGATTCATTTTATAATGAATATTACTATATACACAATTTAAATAAAACTATAGGTATCACCATTGTTATACTTGAATGGATATATTCTAGACTTTTATTTGCTTTGACAAGTAGTGCATTTACAATAGTTTTTTGTAAACATGTTAAACAAATAAGAAATTTTATAAAGCAAATAATTTCTAATGAATTTGATTTAGAAGATTCGTATTGTTTAACTTCTTTAATTAGTAATATTGCATCTTTAAGACACTCTGTTGAAATTAGTATAAAATTTTATAATAAATTATTGTCTTGTATAACTGTTACGGGTGGAGTATCATTAGCAATATTTATAAGACATTTGTATAATAAAACCAATACACAAACCAAAAAAGTAATAATATTACAACAACATGAACAATATTTACTACAATCTTATATATTATATGTTATTTGTCAACTTATATTTTTTTATAATGTAATTTATTATTCTGAATTAAGAAATAGATTAGTAAAATTAATACAAAGTTCATCATTTATAAATAAATTTTTAATAAGATGGTCTGCTTCACGTCTAAAGAAAAAATGTAAAGATACTTGTGAAATTAAACAATTGTGTAAAATTATATTGTGTATTGAACAAGAAAATGCAACTAGTATTGACTGGATGATTTTAGAAAAGTTAACTAGAAATAAATGGATGGATTTTTCTATATTAGGTATTTCTACGCAGGATGGAACTTTAATAAAAAAAGTTATAACATTTAGTAGTTTGATTTATTTTATACTTAGTTATTTACAATAATAAAACTATGTAAATTATATATTTAATTATCTATTTAATTATCTATTTTTATTTTTTTATTTCTTGGAAGTTTTACAGTAATAACTTTTTCCATTTTTGCAATTTGTTCATTTGTTGGTACTTCTTTATTATTCTCCCATTTATTATATATTTGCAGTGAAATATTTAGTTTAGTTTTTTGGTTTAGTTCTTTAATGAAATCTCCTTGAGTTTTAAAACCTTTTGCTAAACGTGCCTGTGATAATAGTTGACCGAGTTTTTTATCTGCTTGTACCTTAACTACTTCATTATCGTTTGATGAAACTTGTTTCTGACTAATTCTTTTTTGCACTTCTTTTTTATTTTGATCAAGTACTTTTTTCTCTTTTGCAGTTATGTTATTTAGTACTACTGTTTTAAAATCTTGATGTTCCATTTATTAATTTGTTATTACTTGTTTAAATTTATTTTTAAATTATTTTTAAATATGTAAATAATAATCACAACTATGAATATTGATGAAAATATATTTGTTTCAATTGCTAGTTTTAGAGATGTTAAATGTATAAATACTTTAAAAAATATTTATTATAATTCTGATAACCCTGATAATATTTACTGTGGTATTTTTACACAAATAGATAATAATAATAAAAAAGAACAATGTTACGATTCACATTTTCAATATAATTCAAATGTTAGAAGAATGTTGATAGATTATAAAAATGCTAAAGGACCATTATGGGCAAGAATAAGAATAATAAAAAATTTATATCAAAATGAAAAATATTTTTTAATGATAGATTCTCATACAAAACTCGTAAAAGGTTGGGATACAGAATTAAAAAAATATATAAAATTTTTAAAAGGAAATGGAATTAATAAACCAATAATTTCTACCTATCCACAACATTCTGTAGAAAATGAAACTTATACAAGTAAAATATCAAATGAATCATTATTATTATGTAAAATTAATAGTGGAAATAATTATCCAAAAGTTATTCAAAGTATACATAAAACTCCAGGTTATTTCTATAAAAGTTATCTTATAAGTTGTAATTTTTTATTTTGCGAAGGTTCTTTCTTGAATGATATAGATATTAGTAAATTATTAAATTTATCATATATTTTTTCAGGAGAAGAATATTTATTCGCAGTTTTAGCATTTGTAAATGGATATGATATATATAATTCTCCTAATAATATTATTTATCATGAATTTAAATCAAGTAAAGATAAAATTAAAGATAATACAGATTGGTATAAATTAGCAAATATAAATCATAATAATGAAAATGAATCTTATAAAAACTTAGAAAAGTTATTGACAACAAACTTATTAGATAATGTTAGAAAAACTAAAGATTTATTAAATATTGTTAAAGGTAATAATAATAATTTTCAAAACATTGATCATTTGTGCAATTTAAATGAAAAGATAAAATATATTTAAATTTAATATTTAGTTAAATTATTTAAAATTAAATAATTATTATTAATAAAGTATAATGCAGAACTTTGTTAATGATAATTATGATCCAAATGTAACTTACTTTAATCAGTTACCTGATCCAGCAACAAACGAACCATTTAATCGTGCAACACACCCCGCCGATAAACCTGTTGTTGCAAAACATATTTTTGCGATTGATTCAAGGCAACGTGATTATGATAAGTATCCTAATGCAAATAATTATAATATTTCAATACCAGAAAGATATCGCAATGTTACTAGTATTGAATTAAAAGCAGCAATGTTACCTAGAACTGAATATAATGTAAATGGTTCAAATAAATATTTAGATTTTGCTGTTGGTGACTATATCTCTAATATTGAAACAATTGGACCTGTTTATATTACAAACTTAGGAAAACCGATAGGACAAGGCATTCATAAATTAACAATAGAAGGACCAATTTTGACAGGAGAACACAATATACAAGTACAAGCAGAAATTCATATAGAACTTAATGTTGATTCAAAGATTATTAAATATATTTATAATAATCAAGGATCTGGTTATTCATTTTCAAAACCCCCGAGAGTTTCAATTGGTGATTTTAGAGATTTTAAAGTCACTGTAGGCGTTGAATATCATGCAAGTCTTCGTGAAGGTCAATATGTTATTGGTGGTAATCCACAATTTACAAATAATAATGCTGGTACTACATCTTCATCTTGGGTTCCTAATAATTTACTAGCAGAAATTGAAAATTCTATGAGTTATGCTATTTTAAAAAATTCTGATTACTGTTACTCAAGAATTCCATGGACTTTAAGTCCGTCTGGTACATATGATTATCCACTTTTATTTACTGTTCGTTTAATGTCGCAATATCCAACACTACCTACATATGATTCTCTTACAACTCGTTCTATACCTGAAAACTATGAAACTAACTCCTGTAATTTTAATAGAGTTTACACTACTAATTGTCTAATATTTAAAACAAATATATCTCATTATGTAAATGATATTTTTACTGTAAACGGTTCAAGTTATAAAGTTTTAAAAGTTGATACAATTAAATTAGGTACATCAAATCAATATATCATATATTGTCAATTAACTAGTCCACTAAGTTCAAATTGGACCGGATTATCAGATTTTAGTAATTACAATATCGCACACTGGGAATACTTATTTGCTACTGGAGATAATCAAGTAGTTAATTGTGCTAGTTTAATTGGTTACAATAAAAAAAATTATTATTTTAACAGCACTACAAAAAATAAAAATTTTGTTAATATTCCTATTGAGGTAAAACATACTGACGGAGTTAGTACAACACTAGTCCCAATAGGTATTACTTATGCATCAGAAAATGATTATTACTTATATGGAGATCCAGATTACACAGTATTATCGTTTAAACCTAGATTTGGTGGTAATACCATTTCTGGAATTAATGATCGTGTTGATTCACAACCAAATACTAACATTGATAGAGTTTTTGCTTGCCTAATATTTGACTCAACACAACCTGCTGTATTACAAGATGTGTCATCTGGTAAATCAATAGCAACAATTGGTTCAGTTGCTAGTGCAAATAATAGTTCCTCTACATTTATTAATTACGATAAAACATATGATGAAGTTAAACAACTAACAGGTAATAGTGGTGCACAAAATGTAAGTTATAATAGAGCACCAGGTATGTTAAAAGCGCAAAAAGGTCATGATTTTGATAGAAAAATCGTGGATTTCCCACAACCAGTTGCACAAATATTTGATATCAGTATTAGATTTTCTAAATTTTCAAAACTTGGTAAAGGTGATGATGAAGAACTATATAACTTTCATGGAAAAGAACACTTACTTCTTTTTGAAATAACGTGTAGTGATTTAATGACTGGAAAACGATTTTAAGAATTAAGAATTGTAAACGATTTTAAGAATTAATATTAATAATAACTAATTATGAAAATATAAAAAGAAGAAAAAAAATTAGTAATTATTACTATTATTAAAAAGATAAATGAATTATAATTAAGTCATGAATACACCGCAATAAAAGAACTTTATAAACTTTTAAAAGAATAAACAAGTTATAAAATTAGTAAATAGTTACTTTGTTACTTCGTTACGTGTCTAAATAAGTTTTTAAATTTAATGTTTTCTTCACATAACACAAATTTTTTTGTCTCAGAGTCATTTTCTTCAATTAAATATTTTGCAATAGGTCGAATCTTTTTAGGAATAACATTTGTTAAATAAATAAATTTTGAAGTTTTAATTAAATCTGATAATTCATTAAAATACTCTTTTAATCCTTCAATAATTTCTGTACAAAAATCTTTCCATGTATCTTGCGTAATATCAATAAGACCATATTCTTGTTCTGTTGCAATGTCCGAATCAAATTTTTCTTTATTAAATAGTTGAACAATTTTACCTTGTGAAATACCAGTTGCAAGTAAATAACAAATTAATTGGTACAAGTCATAGTCATTTCTACGAACATTTTGTCTTCTTGTTCTTGTCTTAATCTCTAAGAGTACATCTCCGATAGTTGCATCATTTTTACCACCAATACAAGCATTTGGATAAATTTCATAATAATACATTCTATCATTTCCTTTTGTATATTGTTCTTTTTGAATAATATTATTCTCCTGAATATTACCATTATTTTTCTTTAAAAAATCTTGTGTATATTCTTTTAGTTGTTTAATTTCTTTTTCACTCTGTTCATTATTTCTTTTTCTTTTATATTCTTGTACTACCTGTTTTTCAATTTTATCAAAATCTTTAACATCATATTGTTCTGGAATAACTACATTATATGTTTCAATTTGTAAATCTGTAAATGACTCTTCATTTTCTTTTAATGATACAATACAATTATTTTCAATTAAATAATTTCTTACAACATCAGGACAATGACGTGCCCATGACACTAATAATGTTTTTTCTTTAGATTCATACGGATTTTTACCTAATGCGGCAGCAACATTTGATATTTCTAAATACATTTGTTATTTATTAAATCTTCATAGTCTTTAAATTAAAAAAAAAAATTAAAAAAAATAATATTTTATTATATTATTATAATTAATATGTTTGGTTCTGGAAATACTATACAATTCTCTACATGCTTATTCTATGTTCTATTAATGCTTTCATTTTCTTTAAGTGTATCCAATGTTGCGGATGAAGACAAAAAAGAAAAAGCGTTCCCAATCTCGATTTTAGTAATTAACTCTCTAGTTATGTTCTGTATTTTACTACAGGTATTCGGTGTTAAAATGATGGGTGACTTACAGAAATATTCTCTACTAATCTTCTTCGTTGTCCTAATTTTATCATTTGTTCTATCAATTGAAAATGTATCAGACGATGAACAAGAAAATAAATCATTACCAACTATTGTACTAATTGTAAATAGTGTTGTATTACTTATGGTTGCTTTCAACTTTGCTATGCGTTACATGAAATAAATTTTAAAAAATTAAATATATTAAAATCATATAATAATGTTATACAAATTTAGATATTTTTTATAACATTATTACATTTACATGAAAACCAAAAAGGTACAGGTCTTTTAGTCCAAATACAAAAATCTTTTTTATATTTTATATAGTAATCTCTATATGCTATAATAGGATTTTTATGTTTTACATCATCAAACATTGCCTGTGCAAATTTAGTAATATTTCCTTCTGGTATTAATTCAGGTATTTCGTTAAATATTTCAATAAATCTTGATTCGCATGAGTGTATTTTATTATATCTATATGTATATTCATTACATAATTCTCTAAATAATACATATATCCATTTATAATTTCCAGTTGATTCGCGTATCCATTTTGTACAGGGATGATTTGCAAATGCTTTTGTGCGCTTATATAAATTTTTATGTGGACTATTTGAGCACAAATAATGAGTAACTGATAACATCTGTGCAGTTTCTAGTATCATTTTTACTACGTGTTTATCACAATGATAAATTGCACATAAATATGGACATAATGATAATACAAATATATCCATTATGTCTATATTTTTAATAAGGTACTGTAGAGTTTTTTATGATATTTATAATTTGTAAAAATTGTAAAATTTAATTTTATAAATTATTTTAGTCACATTTGTTAATTTTTAATTGATTTTCTATATCATTCATAATTTCTGTAGTTGATTTTATAAACATAAACGGAAATGTTGCATGAATAAATGCTTTTAAACTAGTAATATCAAATTTATAACTAAATTTCATTGATAATTTAAAATGATCATTATATGTTAAACATACACTATTCGGATGGTCTAAAAATAAATTAGTCATGTAATAATTATACTATATATATTAAATTTTAATATTTAATTACAATAAGAATCTCGTTTTCTTAATCTAGTTAATGTATCACATGGTAAATTAGAAGTAAATTCCATTCCATTTATACCAAGATTAATTAAATTATTAGCAGGTAATATGTTATCAGGATCATTTATCTTATCATTAAATGAATTTTGGGAAAACCACTTTGAAAGCTCCTTAGAATTTTTTTCAAACTGATAGCATTGTATGCAATACCCGTTGATATATAAAAGAGATTGTGCTTCTTCTTTTTCTTTATCAGTTATTGGTTTTCCATTTTGCCCTATATTAAGAGATCTATAAGAAGGTAATAAAAAACTAGTTGAAGCTTTTATATCAACGCCAGGCGGCAGATCATTGATGTTTCCAAACTTATCTTTTTTACAACGTTTAGAAAATGCCCAAATAGACAATACTAGTGCTAGACATGCAAATAAAAATAATCCAAAATTAATATAAAATTCTTTTGTAAATGTTACTGCCATCGTTTCTATAATATTAATATATATAAATTATTTTAATTTTTTTTATCTATTACAATTTGCTATTCCCTGCAAAAATTTTATATAGTTTGGATCAACTTGTACACTTGTATAGTATGGACTATTAACAGTATCAAATTGTGCCAATATTCCAACACTGTTTTGTGCATTTTCCATTCTTTCCTTAAACTCTGGACTTAATCCAAAATACCACGAATTTAAATTTCCATTAAAACCTTTGCATGCTGTGCCTGGTCTTCCGTTTATGAGTCCAAACCCTTGTCCCATATTGGTACTTTCCATTTTTTTTCCATCATTAGTAATTTGAATTGGAATCATTATTTACTGCTGTTATTAATATTAATATATTAAAAAATTAATAATTTTTTAAAACTTTTTATTTTGCAATTAAAGCAATTGTTTTTGTTCCGAATTTATTGGATATAACTCTAGCATTAAACATTCTTGCTGTGTTTGTTCCAAATTTCATTTTTACATATTCTGATAAATTTACTGAATTTAAATCTATAGTTTTTCCAAAATTATTTCCAAATTCTGTATCAGTAAATAAATTTTTCATAAAAAATTTAGAATCTTTTGATAATGGAAATTTTTCATATATTTCTTTAATTCTTTCTAAATCAGAAGAATAAATTTCATTTGCTGCTTCTCTAATTTCTAATTTCCATTCTTCCGGTGTTTTTGCTGTTGCTGCTGCTGCTTCACTAGGGGCAGAAAATTGTAAATTTAAGTCATCAACAATTTCAATAAGATCTTGTCTAAATTTGTCAATTGATAAATTACCTTCAACAAATTTTAAATCTCCTCCATTATTAATTAAATAATAATAATTAACTTTAGTAGAAGTTACACTTTCAATGAGCACTGGCGCAAAATTAATTATTTCTTTTTCCTTTGATAAAACAGGTATTTTTCTTTGAATATCTAAAACAACTAGTAATGAATCTTTCCAATCTTCATTAATTCCTTGTGAGTTGTATTCTTGTTTAACTTTTGAAAAAACATCCAATTGGTCTTCACCTGGATTTGTTGTATTAAATTTGTCACTTGTATCTGTTGAATTTTCATTGTATGCTTCAATTAAATCTTGTCTAAAGTCTGCAGTTACATTAGTATCTTGTCCACATTCATCGGCATTTTGACCAATTGCTTGTGGAAAATTATCTAATGATTCAAAAGAATATTGCCATGTTTGTTTTTTAACAAGATAATACCAAAAGTAAACTTTGGCATTATTACCTTCACCTTCAATTTTATGAATTACATATCTTTTATTTGCACAAAATTTTCTAATATCATCTACTTCTAGTTTTTTAGGTTCTTTAACTTCAACATCATCAGGTATTTCTCCTTCAAAGCAAGATTTAATTTGCTCCGATGTCATATATCTAATCATCCAATTCATAATTTCTTCTTCACTTTTATCTTTGAACATATCAGCAGTTTTTTCAGAAGACATTAATAATTATAATAATTATTTATTTTTAATTTTAAATAAATTTTTTAAAATTAAAAATATTTCAATATACATATATATACAATGGCGTCCAGTTCTCTTTTACCTTCTAAATATTATGATAAATTACAGGTTAATCGTTTAAAAGCAAATGAAATTAAATCTGATAATAGTTCTCCTGATAATAGTTCTCCTGATAATAGTTCTCCTGATAATAGTTCTCCTGATAATAGTTCTCCTGATAATAGTTCTCCTGATAATAGTTCTCCTGATAATAGTTCTCCTTCTTATCTTTTTTCCGCTGTATTAAATAATGCGGTGTTTCAAAGAAATAAAACTGGTGGTATTTTAACTATGAATAAATCAGATACTGAATCTATTATTCAATTTTCGGACCGTCCATTTAGAGAAACAACTAATATTACGTTTGAAGATTTTGTTAAGTTATATGATACTTCTGGTGTGGATTCATTTGAAGAAGACCCACCTAACGGTGTTCTAACACATTCTGAGGATCAAACAACTTATATTATAAGATTATCGAGTACAAATAATGAAAAAACAACAGCAACATTTAATTTACAATTATTACCAAATCAGACACATAATTTAAGTGATGTTTCGGGTAGAATGAATTTTTTTGTTGACAATAGTGCAGGTGTCTCCACCATCTCCGTCACCGACATTGCCTACAAAATCGGTCTAATCCATATTGCAGCATATGCCTCCACCGCCGCCACCACCGCCGCCAACGCCGCCAACGCCGCAAAAACAACTCTTCCGTCTATTGAAAAAGTTACCCTCGCAAGCACTGCCTCCACCGCCGCCGCCGCCGCCACCACCGCCGCCAACATCGCCGCCGATAATATAAACTCAATCCGATCTGGTACCGGAAGCGTTGACAATACAAAAGATGTTACCGAGAATATTATTACAAAATTAAGCACCGCTGCCAGAGAAGACGGTTTCTTAAACGGTTTATCAGAAGGTTACGTAAAGGGAGAAAGCGATGGTCTCCTCATAGTTGCAACATATGCTATAGACCAAGTAGAAACCGCCGTCTCCGACTCATCCACCTCCTCACTCAACACTGCCGTCAGCGCCGCCCGAATTCTTATATCTCCTGACAACATTACCGGTACTAACCTCATAAACACTGCCGTCAGCATCGTCAACAACGCCGCCGTTGCCGCCAATATAGCTTACGGCAGTGTTTCCAACTCCAGTACCGCTTCCGGTGCAATCACTTCCACCAAGAACGTTATTACCGATTTCGGCACCGCTTTCACACAAATCGGTTACTTAAACGGTTTATCAGCAGGTTACACAAACGGAGA